CGTACTACTACACCTGCTTCGAGACCGAGGCGTACAACCATGAGGATGATCCGGACTACTTGAAGCGGCGCATACCGTTCTGGGGCTGGATTTCCTGCATACCAAATCGGAAAGTAAAACACAAAAGATAACCAACCATGAAAACACTTTATCTCTGGGTTTCAGACAAAGGCTGGACACCCTTTCAGTACAATGAACTTTCTGAATTATCCCCCGAATTTGAGGCGCGCAATATCAA